TCGCCGCCGCCTGCCCCGACTCCGAGACGGTCGTAGTGCCGTCGCTCGTCGAGCCGAGGGCGGCGTCACCGAGCGCGGTCGAGCCGAGGCTCATGGGGCGTTAGCTCACCGTTATCGAAAGGTCGCCCGCTGCCACGTCGAGTGTGTCGATGCTCCCGATGTCGCGGGCCTGGGTCATGCCAACCGTCGCGATGAGATGCGCCGTCGCCGACCCGTCGCCGGTGTCGGCGGCGGTGAACGAATACTCGACGTAGAAGGTGTCGACGTCCTGGGAACTCGTTTGATCCGAGAAGTCGAACGAGAACGAGGCGTCGTTGTCGACGCCCCAGTCGCCCGAGAGGTCCGCCGCCGAGAACGTGACACTCGCAGTCGCGTAGTTCGTGTTCGTCGGCTCCGTTGTGATCGCGCCGAGGTCGTCGCTCTCGGTGATCGTGTCGGTGCTGTCGAGGTAGACGCCCACCGTGACGGTGATGGCGTCGTAGCCGCGCTTGATGAGCTGCTCCTCGCCGAGGTCGGTGATGATGTCTTGCATGGGTCTGAGTTAGGTCCGCCGCGGTCTGGGGCTCGGCCCGCGGAGCGTCATCGCGTCGTCGTCAGATCCGCTCGCCGTGCTGGCTGAGTCGTGCCTGGAGGTCCGCGACGACGTCCTCGACACGGCGGCGGCTCGCCACCTCCGCGGTGACACGACCGTCTTGGACGTCGAGACTGCGGGGCGTCCAGCGCTGGTCGTTTGGGAGCCCATCCAGCGCGAGCGCGTCGAGGACGGAGTACCCCGCCGGCAGATCGGCGATAGTGAGCGTCCCCGATTCGATGGGAGCGCTGAGCCTGTCCACGAGATAGAACGCCAGCGACTCACACATCGCATCCGTCGCGGCGGCGACCTCGACGTCGTCGAGGGTCTTCTTCGCCGAGGCGTTCGCGGTCGCGTACGAGCCGATCGGCTTCCACTCGTAATCGACGACGAGACCCTGCCCGTCAGTGATCCGCGTCGACGCCGGATAGGAGAGCGTGCCGGTGGGCTCGTCGAGGCGGTAGTCCCGGCCACGGTCGTAGACCGTCCCGCTCCCGTCCCGCACCGTCTCGCTGTTATCGACGAGGTTGTCGTTGGCGAGGTTGTTGTCGTTGAGGAGGTCCGCGGTCACCGACTCGTCCTCGACGCCGAGTGCAGTCCCCCGCACCGTCGCCGACTCCACTTGGCGGCCGAGCGTGCGCGTCGACCACTCGTACTCGACGAGATCCAACTCGCGACCGCTCGTCCGGTCGCCGACGTTCGCCATCTGGATGGTCTGTTGGTCGGCGCTGCGGTCCCAGTCCAGCGCCCACAGCATATCCCCTCGTTCGACGAGACTGGTAAGAATCGACTCGCGGCTCCCGCGGTAGCTCTGGGCGCGAATCGGCGGCGAGTCACGGACGTCCTTGACCAGCGTCGCCGACTGGAGGGTCTGACTCTCGATGCCCGTGGTCGGCGTTGTGGACTGCGTGCCGGAGGCGCTGATCGTCGCCCGGAAGAGGAGGTCCAGATACGGCGCGCCGAAGTCGGCGTTGACGCCCGTATCGTTGGTCGCCTGGACGTACGTCGCGCCGTAGTCATCCGACAGCGCCACCGCCTGGCTGCCGGTTGTGTCGTCCCACGAGGAGGCCACGCGAGCGCCCTCGCCGCTGCGGAAGCCCGTCACCGCGAAGACGGCGTCGACGCCGCTGGGTGGGTACTCCTCGGGCGTCGCGAGGGCGTCGTTGCTGTCGGTCGTACTGTCGAACCCGCTCGGGGGATGGCGGCCGTCGTACAGCGTCGCCACGTCGACGAGATAGTAGCCATCGGCCTGGACCTCGCCCGTCGTCGACGTCGAGACGGTGACGACCTCGATGTCGATCGTATGCGTCCCGGGCGAGAGTGTCGGCGGACTCACCGTCTCGCCGCCGGTCGTCGAGTTGTCGTAGGAGTTGTCGCCGGTGATCTGCTCCCACGCCAGCGGGTCGGTCGTCGGGTCCTGCAAAAACTCCGCCCACGCGATACTGCCGTCGATGCGGACCTGCAACTCGCCCTGGGCGCTTTCGAGCTTGCGGCGCAGGCGGCAGAGCAGGTCGCTCGCGGGGATCTCGTGTTCGAGCGTGATGTCGATGCTAACCGGTCCCTCGACGACGTTCGCGGCGAGTTGTGCCGAGTAATCGGCGGCGTCGTTGAAGTCGCCGGTGCCGTAGGTCGTCCCGCTGGTCGCGTAGCCCTCGCCCTCCCACACCCAGCAGGTCTGGGCCGACTCGACGCTCCCGTCCGAGCGGACCTGGATCGGCGCATCCGATCGCGTGCGGTCGAGATAGGTCTCGACGGCCGTCTGGCTGTCGAGGGCGACGAGTTGCGCCTCGCTCACGCTCGCCGGCGTGACGTCGACGCCGTAGGGCGTGTCGCCGGCGACGGTCTCGAACGCCGCGTGGATGTCCGTGTTGGAAAACTGGTAGGTGTCGGTCTCGTAGAGTGCGGTGCCGCCCTCACAGACCAACGTCGTCGCGCCGGGGGCCTGCCGGCGGTCGACGAGCGTGTCGATCGGGAGGCGGTCGCCGTCGTGCCAGACGCGGACGTCGGCGTCCGCGAACGCAGCGCTGTCCCATCCCTCGTCTTTCGGGACCGGGATGGTGACCGACTCGAGGTCGTTGACACTCGGGGCGCGCTGGGGCGTGCCGACGATCGGCGGCGTGCGCGTGCCGGTCGCGGTGTCGACCTCGACGTGCCAGCCTGACGTGGGGGCGGCGTCGGTCGGCCGGACGGAGTCGGTCGTGACCTGGATGGTACTCGCAGAGACGACGTGTTCGGTGTAGTTGCTGACGCGGTACTCGTAGGTGGTGCCCGGGAGCGGATCGGGATCAGTGTAGGTGGTCGTGCCCGCCGCGAGGTCCGCAATCTCGGAGTAGGCGCCGAACCCGTCGCTGTACTCACGCCGGCGGTCGACCGTAATCCCGTCCTCGTTGTCGGCGGTATCGGTCCAGGTGAGATCGAGACTCGTCGCCCCGACGTTGCTGGTGGCGAGACTGCCCGGCGCGGGGAGGAGTGTGACCTCTTGGACCGCGACGTAGGTACCGGTGACGTGTTCGGTCTCCGAGCGGGCGCGGACGTCGTACTGCTCGCCGTCCGCGAGGCCGGTAAACGTCGCGTCGGCACCGCCCTGTGCGACGACGATGTCCGGCCCGAACGCGTTGCCGGACCCGGAGACGCGAATCTGATACCGGACGTCGCCGTAGTCCGCGACCGCCGCGTTCGGGGCCGTGAGTTCGTCCTCGACGGAGGCGTCGATCGGCGTGATCGAGTCGACGGTCGTGTCCGGGAGGTCGGTCGTCGCCTGTTTCGTCGACGAATCGGCGACGGTATCGGGATAGATCGCCCGGATTTTGACCGTGTACTGCTCGCCGTCGCGCTGCTCGGCGGTCGTGTACGCGGTCGTGTCGGCGGCGAGATCGCCTGACTCGTTGGTGTAACTCGACCCGCCGTCCGTCGAGAGGAGGACGCGATATGCATCCTCGTCGACGGCGTTATCGGTCCAGGCACAGTCGAGTTCGTCAGCATTCCCGTCACCGTTGTCGTCGACGACGCTCAGGGTATCAAACGTCGGTGCCGGGGCGTCGGTCGTCGCCGTGGCGGTATTGCTCTCCGCTTCGACGTAGCTGATGTACGCCGTGACGCGGTAGTGGTACTCGGTCCCCTCGGTGAGCCCGGTATCTGCGTAGCTCGTCGTCCCGGCGCCGAGGTCGGCGACACGGTTCGAGGCAACGGGGTCGACCGGTGTCGACCTCGATCGGTAGACACGGAAGCCGTCCTCGTTGTTCGACTGATCTGTCCACGAGAGGTCGATTTGGGACCCAGAGACGGCAGTCGCCGAGAGCGACGTGGGTTCGGTCGGGCCTTCGGTGACGACGACCTCGGCGACGCCGGTGTTTCCGCCGCCGGTCGTCGTGGCGAGGACGACGGCATCGCCGTGGGCTGCCTGCCCGCCCGGACTGCCAGCCTGCGGCGAGCCCTGCACATCGGCCCCATCACCGCCGTCGCCACCGTCGCCTGATCCAGCGCCGTCTTGGCCGTCGCCACCGTCATCCTCCTGGGCACCGCTGAAGTCGCCGGCATCGCCACCGATACCACCGAGGCCACCACCACCACCGCCGCCACCACCGCCACCACCGAGCTTCTCGTCGTTCGTATCGGCGTCGTCACCGCCACCACCACCACCGCCACCGACGACAGCGAGTTCGGCGCTATCAGCGACGCGAACGACGCCCGTCTCGCCACCACCGCCGCCCCCACCGGACGCCTGGTATGTCCCGCCGACGTAGCCACCCTCGCCCCCTGCGCCACCGTCGTCGAGTGGGCTGGCGCCCCCGCCGCCGCCGGAGCCTGCAGATGCACCCTCGCCCCCGGCGTCGGCGACGTGAATGTCGTAGTCCTCGCCACCATCGACTTGGACGAACGTCCGGATGAACCCGCCCGCACCAGCACTGGCGCCACTTGTGGTGCTCTCTCCGCCACCAGTCCCGCCGCCGGCTCCGGACAGTTCCAGGCCGATCGCGTCGACGTCGCTGGGGACGGTGTAGGTCGATGTGGAGTTGGCGGTGTTGTAGGTGGGCATCTTAGAGTTCGGAGCGAGCGATCAGCGTCCGCTCGGGCTGCGGGTCGATCACAGTACTCGCGGCGATCGGATCGAGACGAGTGACGAGGCCGCTCGGTACCTGCAGGTCGTCAGGACTGTACAGCAGCAGGTCGTCCCAGCCGCGATGGAGGGCAGCCTCGAGCTCGAACAGGTCGCCGCTCGTGGAGTCCTCGAAGATCAATCGCGCCCGGACCTGCGCGGCACCTGGGTAGCGGAGGTCGGCGTCGAACAGCTGCCAGTCCGAGACGCCGAGGGCGACGTCGGACCACGACCCGCTGGTGTAGCGTTCGGCCGAGGTGGTTTGATTCGCCTCGTCGAGCGTGACGCGGAGGCGGCCGTTCGAGAGGACGGCGTCGCCGCGGACAGTGTGGTCCGAGCGAAACACCTGTCCCCATGCGAAGTCGCCCTCGCCGTCAGTCCGGGGGCGCCCGTAGGTGTCGAACACCGCGGCGTCGATGTTGCCAGCTTCGGCGAGTGGGAGGTCGTAGACGAGATACGGACGCGTTCCGAAGCCACTCGGCGGCGCTTCCACGTCGAATCGATCCACGTCGCCGAACTCTGCCGTGACGGTGTCGTCGGCCGTGGCGGTCTGGGTGTCGTCACGAGTGTAGGTGAGCCACTGCACTTTCGCCGCCGAGGCGGGCACGCCGACGTACCCGGTCGTGTCGTTGCCCCAGGGATGCGGGCGCTCCTTGGGATTCGTGCCAACCGCGCGGCGGTGCGACGCCCGTGTCCCTTCCTTCGAGAGATCGCCGTCGAAGGCGAGTGCGCCCGGCGACTCGGGTCGGATGCGGCTGTTCGAGCCACGTTCGGGGGCGTAGTACCCATCCTCAGGTGTCGATGCACCCACCCCATACAGCACGACCGTATCGAGGGCGTCCGCCTCCAGTAACTCCGTCAGCTCTGTCGTTGCAAGTTCGGCATATTTGCCTCGGAACTGCCCTGCGATAGTAAACTCCCCCGGGCGCGTGCCGGTGGCCGTCACGTCGCCTGAGCCATCTAACCCGGCGAGTTTCGACAGTTGCTTGCGGACGTCAGTCCGCCCCGACGCAGGGTCGAACGCCCCGCTCGGGATGACGGCGGTGTAGAGACGGCGGTCAGTCATCGATTAGGTCCCCCGTGGGGTGCGGGCTTCGGCGTCGGAGTCCGAGCCGAGGTCGGCGACGGAGATCGCGGTGATCGAGCCGGTGAACTGCGTCGGCTCTTCGCCGGTGTAGGTGCCACTCGGTTCCTCGAGGACGACGTCCATCGGATCGTAGACACCCTGCGAGGAGTGTTGTCCCCAGGAGAGCGTCGCGACGCCGCCGCTTGCGAGCGGGCCAGCGAGATCCTCCGGGAGCGAGTCGATGCGGCTGTTCTTGAGCCAGTAGAAGAGACACTGGAGCTTGCGCTGGGCGTGTTCGCCAGTCGCGTCAGTCTTCGTGAGTGTACTCGCGTTACCGGTGTCGCCCCACTGGAGCGTGTTTCCCTGGAAGTCGGTGCCGCCCTCCCATGCCGAAAACGAGAACGTAACCGTGTGCTGTCCGGTCCCGGGGTCGATGACGACCTCCTCGTTGAGACCACCCTCTTGGCCGGTGATCTCGTTGTAGAAGGTGGTGAACAACTGCGCCGAGCCGCTGGCGATGGTCCCGGTGCGGATGCTCTGCTGGAGTTCCAGCGCCGGTGACCCGGCGACCATCTGAAAGACGCCGTCCCGAGTACTGCCGCTTCCGTCGGGGTCGCCAGTGACGCGGAGTTCGACGAGTTTCTCGTAGTCTTCGAGTTCCATGAGTGGCCGAATCTATTTTTTGTCGCTGCGGCGAACGGTCGCGTATGGAAATTTCGGATGTGGTGCTGTACGGTGGCCTGGGTGGGGGCGGCGGTATCGGTGGGTTGTATGTGGCGTACACTCGGCCAGACTGGTTCGTCGGCGTTCTCGCGGCTGGGTTACTCGTGTCGGTGTTCTACATCTACCAGCTCGAAGCGCGCCTCGAAGGAGCGTAGGTCACAGCCGCCCCGTCAGCTCTCGGCGGAGCTCCTCTTTCACCTCGCGCTTGGCCTGTTCCATCGTCCGGTCAAGTTCACGTTCGTCGACGCCCTCGGCAGTGACGTTATTCTCGACCGTCACGTTCGTCGGACGGGCGCTGATCGACTCGGTGTCCGAGGCAGTCGGTGTCGACATCTCCATCGCCCGGTTGCGCCGACGCCCGAAGTCTGGGAAATCCGGGAGCAGCTCCGACCGTGCGGCGAGCTGGGAGCCGATGGCCGGAAACCCGATCGACGAACCGGGCGAGCCGCTCGCCGTCCCGCCGCCACTGAGCGCACGCCGCGCCGCTTCGAGCGCGCCCACCCCTGCCGCCCCACCCACGACCTCCTCGGCCCCCACGCCCGATCCCCCACCAGCGGGGTCAGACGTCACCGCCGGCGAGTCATCAGCCATGAAGCGCGGCGCTCGCCACGCCGGCTGGTTCTGCGGATCCTCTGTCCCTGTCGCGCCAGTGGGTCGGCCGTCGCCGCTCGGGTCGGCCGTCGGGTTCGTCACCGGCGCCGGCGTGTCGTCGGTCGTCCGATCGTCGCCCGGGGACGGATCGGGCGACGGTGACGGGGATGGCGCTGGCGTCTCACTCGGAGTCGGTGACTCGCCCGGTGCCGAGATTTCGATCGGGAGCCAGTCCGGTTTGGGAATGGTCAGCGGATCCAGTGCGTCGGGGACCGGGAGCTCGACCGGGTCCAGCGCCCCCGGAACCGGCACGTCGACGGGGTCGAGTGGGGCCGGCACGGGGACATCCACCGGGTCGAGCGCCTCGGGGACGCCGAGCGGTGGGATCGATGGCGGGTCGAACTCGAAGTTCTGGAGGAACGAGACCAGGCCCGCGCCGAGGCCGCCGATGGCACCGAGCCCCAGCAGCGCACCACCGAGGGCCCCCCCGCCACCGCCGCGAAGGGCGCGGTCGAAGTTGCCCTGTTCCTGGGCGTCGACGAGGTCGCGGAGCAGGTCGTTGCGCGTCTCGGCGAGGCCGACGAGGTCGCTGGTGTGATCGACGATGTCGCGGCCGCCACTGCCGCCGGCGAGTTGGGCCGTGCCACTCGTCCCGCTGCCGACGCTGACCGCGACATCGCCCATCTCCGACTCGATCTCGTCGCGAGCATCCCGCAGCGAAGACTGGTCGACGGTGACCTCGAGCTCCACTTCCGAATCGAATTGTGTCATGTGAATGGATCAGCGGCCGGCATCGGCGGGTTGAAGATCGGCGCGAGGATCATCAACAGCTCCAGGTCACGCCAGCGATACTCCCGGACCTCGCGCGGATCGTGGCCGTGGATCATGGCGAGGCCGATGGCGTAGTCGCGGATCAGCTCTCGGTCGACTGTTCCTGTCGCTTCGCCGCGACCAACGCGCCGAAGCTCCGCCGCTCGCCGTTTCCCACTGACATGAGTTCGTTGATGCGGTCGTTGGCCCACTTGAGGTAGGGGACCGGGAGTTGCGACGTCGCTGAGAGGCGCTCCTCGAACGTCTCAGCATCGTCGACGTAGGGCGCCTCGACGGTGCCCTGGGCGACCATGTAGACGCGGGAGGCACCCTGCCCGGGCTCGACATCGGTGTTGCCGCTGGTCTCGGCGATCCGATCCTCCACCTTCCCGAACTCGCCGCCGTTCGGCGCCGCGAGCGTGACGGTCGTGTCGTCCCACTCCGCCAGCGCCCACTCGATGCCCTCGAGGCGGTTGTCGATACGCTTGCCCTGGTCTTCGAGGCCGTCGTAGGCGGGGTTCGACGGCTCGATGCTGGCGAGCTTCTCGGCGAGGTCCTCGCGCGCCTCCAGGAGGTCCTCGCGCTCGGCTTCGAGGTCGATGGTCGCGGTCTCAAGAGGCATCTACGCGACGCTCACCCCGTTGACCTGCCAGGAGATACTGTCGGTCGTGTCCGTCTCGGCGGCGACGAGGTCCGCCCAGGCGTGGGAGTTAGGCGTGACGTTCGCGAGGTTGTACGTCGCGACGGCCGTCCCGCCGGCGGTCGCGATGTCCAGCGCTGCGGAGACGCCACCGACCGAGTCCTGCGGCGCCGTCGACGACGACGCCCCGTAGGCGAGTTCGAGTTCGTCCGTCCCGGTGATGATGGCGTCCGTGTCCAGCGTGGCGTTGCACGGCCCGACGACGGCGTCGACGGGCGCGCGCTGCGCACCGCGACGGAACCGGGAGATACCGCTGATCGATAGCGTCGCACTCTGGAGATACGACCCCTGGGCGTTGCTGTCGATCGTCAGGCTGGTGCCGTGGTATGGCACCGAGGATCCATCCGAGACGGTGGTGACGCTGGATGGCGTGATCGACGTGTTGAGCGCCTCGTCGGCGTACGCCATCGTGAGGCTGTACCGGACGAGGCTGTCCTCTTCGTAGATGAGCTGATACTCCAGCGGGATGCACGCCTGGAGTTCGCGCTCGGCCGTCCCCGAGAGATAATCGAGGCCGGCGTAGACGCGCCCACTCGGCGCGGCGCCTGGCGTGAACCCTGTGCCGCCGTCGTTGAACACGAGGTTGTGAACCTGATCGTGGACGTCGTTCGAGATGTCGGCCTCGAGGGCGAAGGCGCCCTCGAGGCGCTGGGCGATGGACTCGACGGACTCTGTCTCCCCGACCGCCCGCGAGCGCTGGAGCGCGTTCGTCAGCTCCAGCTCCGTCACCGAGACGTTTCGTCCGAACTCGTAGTACGACGGCGTCCCGGGGAGGGTGTTGAAACTGTCTTCGACGACGAACGCGAGGCTCGCCGACCCCGCGCCCGTCATGCCGATTCACCTCGCGTCTGTGGTATCGTTGTCATGGTACTGAAATTACAGCGTCTCGAAGCCGTCGAAGGCGACGTCGAAGTCGTAGCGGTGATGCTCGGCCCAGTCGGCCATCGCCGGCACCTCGTTGGTGATCGTCAGGTGGGTGAACGAGACATTCGTGCGGCCCGCGTCGGGCCACTGCAGGGCGTCGTACAGCGTCGACCGAATCTGTTCGACCAGCGCGTCGTCGGTGCCCTGGAAGGGGACGCCGTCGTCGCCGGTCGGATCGACGTGGCCGTAGTTGCCGGAGTAGCCCTCGATACGGATACCGACGACCGACTCCAGGTCGAGGTTCGGCGCCGTGCCGATGTAGTCCCCGGAGCGGTCGACGAACGCCGCGCCGACGACGTTCGCGTCGCGAAGGTCCTCGGTTCGCTCGGTGGTCGCACCACCCATGTCGAAGTCGCCGCCGTCCTCGTACAGCAGCGAGTTATCGCGATCGACGCGCCGGAGTGGGTGGGCGTCCGGCTGGGCGTCGACGACGGCGCCGAGCTCGTCGAGGACGAACTCGACAGGCTTCGCGGTCATGTCTCCAGCAGCCTCCGGAGACCGTTGAGTGCGTCTCGGATCGCGCGGGACTCGGGGAGCCCCGAGACGTCGACGTCGGGGAGGAACACGCGCCACCCCGACTGGAAGCGACCGCCGGCATCGCGGGCCTGATCGAACTCTTGGCGCACCCACTGCGGGACGTCCGGGCCGGACCAGACGAACGAAAGGATGGGGTCGCCGTCGACGTGGTGATCGGAGGTGCCGAACTCCCATCGCGCCATCTGTTCACTTCGCCACCCGACGGTGATCGTCAGGCGGTCGCCCGTCCGCTCGACCTGGGGCTCGCCCAGCGAGTCGATCGTCGACTCAACATCGTAGCCGTGGCGCTCACCGTAGGCCCGCAGCCGTGTGTGGACGAGCTCGACGAACTCGAACACGAGATTCGCTCGCCGGCCGACGAACTCCCGTTCGGCCTCCTCGAGGATCGCCTCCTGGAGGTCGGTCTCGAACCCCGATTCGAGCGTCGCCATCACAGATCAACCTCGTATACGCCGAGGAGTTCCTCAGCCTTCGAGCGCATCTCCTCGGCCTTCGTCTCGGCGTTGTAGATGTTGGCGTTCTGTGGAATTTCGATGGTCGCTCCCTCGACGAGGTCGGCGCCGGCGCGGAACGCGATGCCCCGGCGAGCCGTCTTCGGGATCCCCTTGTGGCCGAAGTCGATATCGACGTAGACGGCGTTCGCGAACGACGGGATCTCGTCGTCCATCGCGTGGACGTCCAGGTACAGCTCCGAGACGCCGCCGTTGTTGACCCGGACCCAGAAGTCCTCACCACGATACTGGTTGCCGACGCCGCCGGAGTAGTCGTTCGAGCCGACCCAGTCGTCGAACCCACCCTGATCGTTCACGACGTGGAGCGCGTTGAGCGCCTGGACGTCGCGACGGTCGAACGTGATTCGCGTGTAGGCCGGCACCGTGTCGTCGACCGGCGGTTCGAGCGCTGCGGAGTCGCCGAACGCAAGGCGAATCTCCTGTTTGCGGTCGCGCCAGTCGAGGCGGCGCCGTTCGTGACGTGGGCCAGCCTCGAGGAGCGCGTCGCTGTTCCGCCGGGAGCGGTAGGTGTCCCACTCGCTCGCGCCGTGGACGAACCCGCCGTGGGTCGGGAGGTCGTGTTCGTCGTCCCGTGTCTTCGGCTCGGTTGGGAGCAGGTTCGAGCCGGCGTCCGGATCGTACCAGTGACGTTTGTACGTCTTCTCGAACCACTCCGTCTGGGCGGCGATGGCATCGGTGACGATCTGGACGTCCTGGGCGGCGTCGCCGGGGAGGTCGGCCTGTCGGAGCGCCCGACGGACGTCGTCGGTGGTGCAGTAGCCGGTGGGCATGGTCTACCAGTCCTCCTCCCAGTCGGTGGCGTACAGGACATCACCAGTCGTCCCGGCTTTGCCCATCGCCACCGCGATATCGTCACGAGGGACGTTGCGCTTGTCGTTGCTGGTGTCGCTGCTCGCTCCTCCCTTGAATTCCTTGCCAGTGGGCGTGAGTGTCGACGAAGAGAGTGCAAACGCCCCTGGTTCGGTTGCCGTTGAGGCGCTCGCCCCACTCCGATCGACGATGGTCGAGATGTCGCTCCGGGTTTCGATGACGCTACTTGTCGGCGTGAGCGGCGATGGCGTCTCCCACGAATCGCCACCCGAAAAGCTCACCTTCGCGTTCGGGAAGGCACTGATCGCAACGGTGACCGTCGCGTCAGACGTGTAGCTCAACGCCGTGAGCTCCTTGAGCTGGGTGTTGACGATCTGCCGGTTGGGGTCAACGCGGAACGCGCGGAGCGGCACCCACGCCCCGGTCGAGCCGACGGTATCCTCGAACGGCTCCGGCGGCTTGGTACGCGTCTGAGGGGTCGTCGTCCCGAGGTTGACCTGGGCGGCACTCCCGGCCGACAGGACTAGGTCCGATGTCGAGGCATCGGCCGTGACCGAGAAGTGGATCGGGAGGTTCCCTGTCCGCGGACCCAACGCATCGTCGACCGATGCAGTGACGATCGTCGAGTTCTCCTGGTCGCCGTCGTTCGAGTACGAGCGTTCCCAGTCCTGGCGGGTGATCTCGTACCACCCCGTCTGGAGCTTTGCCCGCGCGAGCGTCGTAACAGCTTCCCGGAGAGGGACGCCCTCTTCGCGGTAAATCTCGCTGCCGGCTCGTTCGAGGACCGCGTCGCCAGTCATGTCATCGGGATGGTCGCCTCGGTGTTCGAGGTACCACCCGTCCGTGCCGTCGTAGGCGCCGATACGGATGCGATCGTTGCCAGTGAGTGACTGGTTGGTCTGGAACGCCCACGTCACCGCCAGTTCGTAGGCGACGACGTACCGGGGGCGCTCGGCAGACTCGAGCGTCACCGTCTCGCCGGCCGCGGGCGACAGGTCGTGGGTGTCCTCGTCGTGCGTGTACTGCGGGAGGTCGTTGATGCCCGCTTCGTACTCGGGATAGATGCGCGAGCCGTCAGCGAACAGCCGCCACCGTTCCGGAGAGTACGGATAGTGCGCGGCGACGTCGAGGACGTTCGTCCGCGCCGAGATGTCGTTCCCGAACGCGTCCCGGGGCACGTCAGCCGCCCCCGGCCGAGAGGTAGATGTCGGCCGTGTCGCCCGCTCCACCGCTGCCGGTCGAACACCGGATTCGGACCCGTTCGACGCCGGTTTCGAAGATGTCGTCGTAGTCCGCGCTCCCAGTGTACTCCGTGCCGATGTTCTGGATCCACGACCCGCCCCGGGGCTTCGCGTCCCACTGGTACTGGGCCGTAGCGTCACCGCGGATGTGAACCGACACGATCGTCGCGCCGGCCATCTCGACTGCCACCGCGTTGCCGGCGTTCTCGATGTCGATCGTTTCTTCGGTCGCGGGGGGCACGGGTCAGTCCTCCAGTTCGGCGCGGCGCTCGTCGACCGCTTCGATCACGGTGTCGCTGGTCTCGGCGTCTGCGATCTCGTCGAGGTGGTCGTCGAGGCCACCCTCACGGACGGCGGCGGCGCGATCCTGGTAGTCGTTGTCAAGCCAGCCGTTGATCTCGAAGTCGTCACCGCTCTCGTCGACGTAGACGAAGTCGCCGCGCTCCTCGACGAGATACGTTGCCAGTTCGTCGTCGACGTCGGCCCGGTCACCGGCGCGGAAGTCCCGGTCCAGTGGGCGGATGTAGACCCACGCGCCACCGGCTTTCTCAACCGTAGGCATGGTCAGGCACTCCCGGTCGCGACGACGGCCCAGCCGCTCGCCGTGCCGTCTGTGTTGACGAGGGTGGCCGTCGCGCCGGCGCTGGTGATGTTCGCTGGCCCGGTCCCGACGAAGTCCGCGTCGTCGAACGACAGCGTCGGCGTGTTCGCGCCGCCGTTGTGGACGACCGTGACGCGATGGCCTTCGCGAGCGGCCGCATCGAGGTCGACGGTGTTGGTCCCGTCTGGGTTGACGAGGTAGAGCCGTGTGTGTTCCGCGACGGCCGCGGCGGCACCGTTCCCGGGACTGTCCGTCTCGGTGTACGGCGACGGATCGTCCTCGAAGTGGTCGCGGATCCGGGCGTTAGTGGTCGTCATCGGGGATCACCCGATGTTCTGCACGAGGACACCAGCCTGCAGTTCCTTGATCTGGAAGTCGAACTGCCCCTCCATCCAGTTACGGGAGTGCAGCCGGTTCTCGTGGACCTTGTCGGTGTCCGTGGTCTGATCGACCTCCATCTGCTCGAAGAGACCGAACGCGAGGTTCGAGGGGTCGGTGAACATCGCGTAGCTGTCCGGCCAGCCGTTGACGCCGAGGACGGTGTAGTCGAACGGCGTGATGTCGGAGTCGCCCATCACGACGGCACTGCCGAGAGCGTCCTCGCGCTCGGTGAGCGAGTAGACGTACTCCTGCAGCTTGTTCGGCGACATCATGAACACCGGCTCGACCTGGTCGCTGTTGCGGTAGCGGGGGTCGAGCTTCTGGATGGTGTCGTTGAACATCTGCGTGTCCGGCGGTGCCGACACCATGTCGACCGACGGCATCGTCGTGAGTTCACCACCGGGCGTGTCCTCCAGGCCGATCCGGTCGGAGGCGGAGTCCTCGCCCTCGGCGATGGCGAGCCAGCCGTTCCATGTCGAGTCGAGGTCGGCGGCGCCGCCGATGGACTGCAGGTTGCCGCTGTCGGCGTTCGCGCGGATGCCGATCAGGCCGGCGTCGTTGCCCCACCGCTGGATGAACTGATCGACGATGTAGTCGCCGAACTGGTCGGGACCGTAGTGAGTGTTCTTGAGCGCGTCACGCTCGGGTTCGACGAGGATGTAGTACGACTGATCGGTCGCGTTGAACTTGACGTACCCCGAGTCCACGGCGGAGTTCGAGGTGCGCGAGCCCTCCTCGTCACGAGCGCTCCCGGAGAGGATGGGCGTACCGAACTGCGGCACGCGCATCTCCAGCCGGGGGAGCGTCATGGTGTCGGCCATCCCGAGGATGCTGATCTCCTCCTGCATCCGCTCGAGGAACTCCTCGGTGACGTCGACCGGGAGCTGGAAGCCGTCCAGCGTCGCGAGGTCGACGTCCTTCTGCGAGAGCGTGGCCTGCTGGTTCTGCTGTCGGACTGCGTCGATAGTGTTGCTGCTCATGTGTGGTCTCCGTTAGGAAAGGGCCTTCCCGAGGTCATCGAGCCCCGTCTCGCCGCCCTCCTCGTCGCCCTCGGTCGACGCTTCGAGCTGGTCCGAGGAGACGCCGGACTGGCGCGTGATCGTGTCGATGCGCTCGGCATTTTCCTGCTGCTGGGCCGCCAGCGCCTTCGCCCATTCGGGGGCGTCGGCCAGCGGGTCATCGTCCTTGTCTGCATCGCCGTCGCCATCGCCGTCGGCGATCTCGTCGATGCGCTTGCGGTTCTGTTCCTGCTGGTCCCGCAGGTCCTTCGCCCACTCAGGGGCGCCGTCCCACGGGTCACCGTCAGAGGTGTCGTCGTCGGTCATGTCTGTGGTGTCGTCGTCGGTCTTCGTGTCGCCATCGTCGTCCGGGGTGTCGCCCCCGGTGGCGTCTTTGGCAGACTGTTCGGTGGGTTCATCGGCGGAAGCGGTGCCATCGTCGGATCCCATCAACGCCGAAAGGAACGCCTTGCCGGCGCGGGCAAGCGTCGACTGCTTACCCGGATCACCGGCGCCGTCGACCTCGATGGCGCGGTTGAGTTCGTCCCAGAGGCGCTCGGCTTCGGCCTCGGAGTGCCCCCGATCCATCGCTTCGTCGATGAACGCGTCGCGGTTGCCGAGGTGGTCGCCCAGGCGCTTCATCGCCTCCGTCTTCGTGTCGAGGATCTGCGCGTCGGGCACCGCGGGGATGTCGACGGCACTCACCTCGCGGATGATGCCATCGGTGAGCTCCCAGACCATCGCATCGTCCGGGAGAGCATCCGGAACGCCGACGTCGTCGACGGCGTCGTCTTCCCCGACTACGTAGGGGCCGTTCCACTCGACTTGGATAGCGCCGATGGAGTAGCCTTCGAGGATGCCGTCCTCGACGAGCCCCCAGGCGCCATCGTCGTCGAACTGCCATTCCTGGACCCATGCGCCGGCGGCGACCTCGGTCCCGCCGATCGTCTCGCTCTCGTCGAGGACCTCGTTGCGTTCGAGGTGCATCCAGTCGTCGGGCCACGCGGCGTGCATGATGCCGCCGCCGGCCTCACCGGCTTCGACGAACGTCGCGAACTGGTCGGCGAACGACCGTATCGTCTCCTCGCGAGCGAAGTCGTGCTGGAGGTCTGCCTTGTCGGGGACCATCACGACGCCGGCGGCGATCTGCTCGTCGGCGTCCTTCGCGACGAAGTCGACTTCCTTGCGGAAGGCGTCGCCACCGGCTTTCGTCACCGGCGGCATGGGTTAGTCCTCCTCTGCATCATCGTCGGCGGCGTCCGCGTCGGCGTCCTTCGTTTTGTCGAGAGACTTGGCTCGACCGGTCGAGAGGACGCCGCGCTTCTCGCCGCGCTCGTGGTTGTTGTCGGTCATGTGTCGGTTAGAATCCGTCTCGCCCGGTCGAACCTCACACAGGGGAGTCGGGCGCTCCCTGGATCATCGGTGGCCGTCTACGTCGGGACGTCGTCCGGAACGTCCTCCGGATCCGGCGATGGCCCCTCGGGGAGCCGATCATGGAAGTTCGTGATCTCGATGTACGGGTATGAGAGCCGGATGTTGTCGTAGTGGTACGACCCCGCGGAGCTGGCGTTCACGAGCCCGCTCCACTCCGTCGCCGGGACGTCGACGTAGGCGTACAGACTACTCTGGCCCTCGCGTTTGAATGACAGGAACAGTTCCTGCTCGCCGAAGTCGTACAGCCCCTCATCCAGATTCGAGCTGTCGAACTGCGTTTGCTCGATCGGGTCCTTGGTCGCGAGGTCGGCCTCGACATCCCCCCAATCGCGTTCGCCGATCTTGTTCTCGGGCGGGGGGAGTTGGGCCTCGGCAGTCGGGGCTGTGGGTTGGTCGGTCTCTTCGCTGCCGACGTTCGCGACGAGCGTGTCGCCGTCGACGGGGTGATCGTCGGGGAGCGGGTCTTCGCCGATCATCTCCAGGGCCCGGTCGACCGGGATGGCGCCCCGAACGGCCTGGATCTTCCGCCGGGCGATGTCGGCGTCCTGCTTGGGCTGATCAGCGCCACGCAACTCGAACTCGACAGTCCAATCGAGGACGTCGAGGGCTTGCTGGTGAAGGATCTGGTAGAGCCGCGCCGCGAACTTGTGCTGTTCGGGTTGGATCACCTCCAGGGCGAACTCCCGGTCTTGGACATCGGAGTTCGACCGGTTGCTCGTCTCAGTGTTGCCGATCTTGATCGGTGGGAGTTCGAGGACTTTCGCGATCTCGTGTTCGTTCTTCTCACGGAACAGCCGGAAGTCCATCTCCTCGCTGATGCCCTGACCGAGTGGCTCCAGTTCGATTTCGACGTCCTGGTCGAGTTTGGACTGGAACTTCTCGACCTCGAGGATGACCGCGCGGTGGGACTCTTCGCGGAGCCCGTGGAGCATCTGCTTGAGGTCGCGCTTGGATTCCTCGGAGAGCTCGCCGCCGGTGACCTTGATGACGAACCGCGGGATCGTGTCGTTGTCGAAAAAGGCGCGGTTGTAGTCCTTTGCCGCCTCGTCGGCACTGATCGTCCGGATGGCGCTGACCCAGTCGGGGATGCCGTAGTCGTCCGCCAGCGGCGACGGGTTCGCGAGGAAAATGAGTTCGTTCGCCGGCGCGTTCGGGAGGCGCTCGGCGCTCCCGACCGCGACCTCGCCCGTCTCGCGATCGACGAACAGCGGTTCGCGGCCGTCGTCTTCGCCCTGCCCACGGTAGCGGTCGCCGGCCTCGCCGAAGTAGCGCCGACGTCCATCCCGCACCTGGACGTAGCCACGACTGGCGTGCTCGGCGGTCTCGTCGTTGTCGATGAAGCGCCCCTCTTCGGGGTGGCGGGGTTGGTCGAAACGACTCTGGGGCTTGCGTACTCGGACCGTGTTCGCGGGGACGTGCGCGAGGCCGACCGGGGTGCCCTCCATGTCGACGAGGATTTCGAGGCAACACCAGCCGACGAGGTGGTAGTCTTGGCGGGCAAGTTCGAGGACCTCTTCGGGCGTCGTGGGCTCGGCCGATCGGCGGGCCTTGGTCTGCCACCGTGACCGACGCCCGCGCCAGAACTCCCGAACTGTCTCGCGTTCCTCCTCGCTCGCGTCCTCGGCGTCGACGTCGGCGTGCGGGACGATCGAGAAGCCATACCCCACCTCGTAGCGGGCCTTCTTCCGGATCCCGACCGCCAGCGTCTCGTTGAGTTCGAGGAACGACGCGAGCCGATAGGGGTTGTACGGGGGCTTGATGCCCGTGCCGTGGACTTGGATACGCCGGTCTGGGAGTTGCGTACTGGACCGAGCTTTCGACATCGCGTCGGCTGATTCGATGCCCGAGACGTGGACCTTCGCGGGTTCGTCCTCGCTCATGTTAGAGATAGCTCACTCCGTTGGCGTCGTCGTCGACGTCGTCGTCGAGGGCGCCGATACCCTCCAGGTGCCGAATCCCCTGCTCGGCCATGTACCACGCCGCGATCAGGTCCGGGGTGTGTCCCTCGAGTTTCCCGTCCTGCAGGGTCAGGCTCATCGCGGCTTGGATGAAGTCCTCGGTGCCGGCGTGGCCACGATAGAACTGGATGCCGCCGTTCTCGACGAGCCGGCGAAGGCGTGGGATACCGTTCTCCCAGCTGTGTTTCTTCCCGGTCGTCGCGATGCCTTGGACCTTCGCCCGCAGTGAGGGCGAGAACTCGATGGCGTCGTTGGCGACGTACTGCTGCATCCCGTTGTCCTCGATCACGACGACGGCCGGGTCGTAGCGCTCGTCCAGGTCGGCGAGCGTCGCCTTGACCTGCGAGGGCGACATCCCTTGCTCGGCGACGGCGTCCAGGAGGCGACGTCGGCCATCCCGACCGACGCGGAACGCGACGAACGCCGCGTCGTCACCGGTCGGGGACTGCGCGGGGTCGTGAGCAACGACGGTTGCCTCGCCGGCGCCGGGAGTGAGTCGCCGCGGTGGTTCCTGCCCGCGAATCGAACAGCCACCATCGTCGACGAGGCGGTTGACGTCGGCCTCGTCGATCAGGTTGCCCGACGCCCCCCGGATCGTGAGCGTGTACTCGCGCCAGAAGAGGTAGTCCGCCATCTTCGAGCGCTTATCAGCGAGCCACTCCGGGCCACGAGCCTCGGGCCACAACAGCTGCAGGGTGCCGCCACCCCACGGATTCTCGACTGCGGTGTAGAAGTCCTCGTCGGGGCGGCGTGCCTGCCAGTCGTCGTCCTCGCGGAACTCTTGATCCCAGATGTCGAGGATCGCCGGGAACTCCCGCAGCGCGTAGCCCTCGTAGTCGCGGTAGTGGTCGTAGATGTCGTTCGGACGCTTGCGCGTCCCGACGATCACGGTGCGGCCGTCGTCCTTGACCATCGGCTGGGCGACGCCGTCGACCCAGTTGAGGACGCCCTCGGTGCTCCCGTCGCCCTGCTCTTTGATGATGTCGTCGAGGATAAGCAGATGCGCGCGGGCGCCCTCGATGGCGCCCTTGAGCCACCCGGTCGTCAGCGAGGAGCCGTTCGCGAACTCCTTGGTCTTCTTCGAATCCGTCTCCCGGGGCTTGTTGCAGTTGATGAGCCACGGGTTCCGCTCGATCACCTTGTTGAGTTCGCGGTCGGCCTTCTCGTAGGCCTGCTCCTGGGTGTTCATCGCCCAGATGACGCGGTAGCCATCGAGGTACTCGAGGCAGGCAACGGCGAAGGCCGTGATGATGGTCGTCTTCAGACCGTCGCGATGACAGAGGAGGGCGAGATCGCCGTCGACGTCCGCTTCGCCGGCGAGGTGCCGGAGCCACTGGTCGTGGTGCTCACCAAGGGGCGCCCAGTCGTCGTACTCCTCGGCCATGTACCCCTGGGTGAGCTTGTTCGCGAAGTCCAGCCAGCACCCATGCTCGAAGGGGTTGTAGGCGGCGCGAAGTTCTGCGCGGGAGACGTCGACGTCGACGGTGTCGGCAGTTCTACTCATCGTCGAGGTCAGCCTCCCGGATCGCCGCTGCGGCCTCGGCGTCGAGCGAGAGCGTCGTCTCCATCTCGCCGTCGACGGTCATGTTGATGTCCGTCGAGTAGACCCCGAGAACGTCCGCCTTCTCGCGCTGGTAACTCGCCTGTTCCTTGCGGGCCATCGCCTGTCCCTTCGGGTCGTCGACGTCGCGTTCGAGGCCGATCGTTGCGGGCCGGAACTCTGGGAGTGTCCCTGGGCGAGCGGGGTAGCCACCCCGACGGGCCCCGGCGGGGTACTCCTGGCCAGCCTCCAAGTACCGATCGTCGGTGACGAAGACGACGATGGTGTCGCGGTCGTCGGCCCAGTCCGGCCGGCGGCCGTCGCCGGGCGGGGCACGCTCCCAGTCGGCAACGCGCAGACCATCCTCGTGCTCGGAGACCGTCCGCATCTTTGGGACCATTGCCGTGATCTTCTCGTCACGCGTTGCCTCTGCCTCGGCTTCGCGAGCGCGCTGGTAGAGCCGCTCGTAGCGCTCCGCGGACTGTAGGCGGACATTCGCGTGCTCCTGCTCGATCTGCTCGATGACCTCGTCGGCAGGTTCAGAGTTGAGATACCCACGGATCGTCGACAGGGCGTACTCGCCGATGCCCTCGTCGACGAAGCGCTCCCGAATCTCCTCGGGTGAGAGATTGTCGAGGTGGTGCCACTTAAGCGCGAGCGTGACACGGCGTTCGTAGGTGGCCATCGGTATGGAAACGTTCTGCAGTCGTGAGGGGTGATTTATAGTTTAAATACGGTTTTCGTGAGCGCGGTGTCGCTGGGTAGCCGACGGCGTATCGGTGTCAGGATAGCGAGGAGTCCACCGATGCGGCGCCGTCGCGAACAGCGGTGTCACGGCGTCACCGGCAGTGTGGTATCGGAGCGAATCCATGCAGTCGGGCTCTCGACGATCTTGTAGCAGTCGTCTTCAGTCCAGTAGGCGTCAGGCATCCTCGTCGCCGCCGTCGCCATCGGAGGCCTCGGCGTAGGCGCTGATCTCCTGGGGCTTCACGCCGGCGCGCTTGCCGAACCACGCAGCCATGATCCGCCCGAGCATCGCCGAGGGGATCGCACCGAGGGCGACGCCGAGCAGGAGGAGGTGGACGTCTTGCATGAGTTCACTCGGCGGATTGGTTGATCAGATACTCCATGCCCTCGGGCCCGGAGATGATCAGCGCCATGATCGCGAACGTCGCGAGTGGGGGTGCCCCCAAGGACATGGCGTAGACGCCGGCGGCGGCGCCGACGAGTTGGGTCACCGCCTTGACGGTCTTGAACGTCTTGAGGGTCATCCCGTAGCGGCTCCTCAGGCAGTGATCCAGGTGGTCGTTGTACGAGTCGAGTTCTTGTTTGAGTGACTGTGGCGGCGTAGACATGGGTGCATCCGCGGAGGCCGCTCCCGGGGAGTCGAACCCCGGGCGCGACGCAGTGAGCCCGTAGACCGGTTATCCCGGTCCCAATAGAGCATCCGTCGCGCAGCCCGTAGCGGCAAGGCGGGCCGAAAGGGGAGTGGACCGTCGAATCCGGTCCGAGTGTGCGGTATGGCACGCAACCAAGCGATCGGACTGACAGACGTAGCCGGCAGTATGGAGGGGCCCGCTCGTGCGACTCAGCGTCCCTCGCCTACTGCGTAGTGGTGCAGTCAGCGGGTCATCGGGCGTCCTTGAGCGCGCGACCGACCGCGAGTTCGAGGTCGGTGTCGGCCCACAGCTCGTCGACGAGCGTGACGATATCGAGGCGATCGTCGCGCTTCCCGTGCTCGCGGAGATACGTGACGGCGAGCTTGAGGTACCAGTGGTAGGGGTGCTCGTCGCGGAGCCAGTCTGCGTCGACGTCGTGCTCGACGGCCGAGCAGCGACACTCGACGCCGTGTGGACCCGCCGTTGCGTGCTCGGTGAGGTGTTCGTGACCGACGACCGCCTCGCGGATGAGTGCGGTCCACCCCGCCTGCCGGGCGTACTCGTCGCTCGGTTGCTCGACGTCCTTCCGGAGGCGGAAGCAGGTCCCACAGAACCGATGGTCGTGTCGGAGGTCCCGCAGCAGCGCGGCGCCGGCGGCGCGGTTGGCGCACTCTTCGGAGCAGTACGATCCAGCGACCGACGTGTACTCGGTACGGGTCTCGTTGCACTCGTCGCGAGCGCAGTCGTACTCCTCGGGCTCGACAAAGCGGATGGTCATGGCGAAAGAACAGGCTGGAGGGCCACCGCCGCTGTGAACGACGGATCGGGGCTCGGTAGGGGTACGTGACATCATACTCACCGATGGTAGTTATACGTCCGGAGACTGCTCGATTTGGGCAACGACCTGGGTGAGGTCGTCAGATTTGCGACTCTTATGGATCCAGTGCCCACTTTCGAGAGTGTCCAGGGCCCGATCGAGTGTCGACTCGGCGAGGTACGTTTCTTCGAGGAGCGCCTGCCGCGTGATCGGCCCGGCCTCGTCGATGGCGGTGTAGACGTACTTGCAGCTGGGCGGGAGGTCCTCGAACTTACTCGGTGCCGAGGACGCGCCCCCGGTCACCCGCCTGTACCACCGGGGTCGACCCCCCCAGATCCGTCGCCAGTCTCCGCTGACGAGCCAGCGCCAGCCGTCTCACCTCTATTCGGCGTTGTAGCGGTGGACGTTTCGGGTGAAGTGCGGAACTCCCACGTATAGATACTACTACGGGACAGTTCCGCACTTTCCGCAGCGCTCAGATCATCGACATCGACGCTGTCCAGTTCCACCTCACCGTGGTCGTTTACCCGATGCAGACCGTCGTCGCGCCAGACGAACCCACAACCCTCCGTCTCGCGGGCCACGAACTCACGGTCACGCAGCGTCGACAGATGATCGCGGACCTGTCGTTCGCCGATCTCGACACTCGGGTGCTGTGCCACCTCGGCGGTCGTCCACGTCTCAAGGTCGCGCACAGCGTCGACGACTTGGCGCATCCCCTCACTCCAGGTCTTGATGACTCGCCCTTCACCAGCGACCGGCACCCAGTCGGGAAGCGTGTTGGTGTGGACGTAGACGACGGCGCCGTTCCCGTCCCGCCCGAACCGCATCGCCGCCTGGAGCGTTTCGTGTTCCCGCATGTGGGTCAGGACGTCATCGCCGAACTCGCCGTAGGAGAGCTCGGCGCCCTTCCCGTCACCGCGCTCGACGGCTTCGCCGGCGTAGGCGCCCCACTTCTTGACGTACCGGTCACCGTAGTGCTGGCTCCCGATGACGGCGCCGACACGGGTCTCGGCGAACTGATTCGAGCCGAGGACGTTCCCGTAGTGCTGGCTCTCCGCGATGTGGTCGTCGACGCCGGCGTCGGCGTAGGCCTGCTCGGCGGTCGTCGTCGTGATCACGGCGGGGCGCTGGTCGTGCGCCTCTCCGATCGCCTCCAGGAGGGCAGCGTCGCCGTCGACGTCGACGTTGTCGCCGTTGTAGGGTTTGATCCACTCGGTCGTCCGGATGAGGTTCAGGTTCAGCGCGTCGCGAAGATAGTCCGCGCGCTCTCCGTCCTGGAGGACTGGCCGGTGGTTGAGGTCCTCACCGAGGACGAGGTTCCACATCGCCTGCGTGGGCGTCCCGTCGAGCGCGACGACGCCGCGCGTGTAGCCGAGGTCGGGCGGTGAGAGAACGCGCACGACACCTGTCGCGCGGTTGAACAGCCCGATGCGGTCGTGATCGGGGAAGGGGGCCCGTTCCCAGCCGTTACCGAGGTCGTTCTCGGCGCCGGCGAGGATGGTAAACGTTGCGAGGGGCGCCGCGGCGTGGCCCTTCCGGTCCATGAACACCTGGTCCGCGTCGGGTTCGAGGTCCTGATCTTGGAACCACGCCAGCGCGTCGGCGCGGCGCTGCTCGTCGTGGCGCCCTTCGATGAGGTCGGTGTAGTCCTCGAACGGGAGGGCGTCGTGACAGGCCAGGTAGTAGCTGATCGCGCCCTCGAGGCCGAGGTCGAGATGCATCTCGTAGGTCGAGCCGGGGAACTCGTCGAACACCGCGGTCCGTCCCTGGCTGACCTTCGCTTTGTGGGCGTGGGCGTAGTGGCCGATGAGGACGTCGTAGTCGTCGGGGTCGAAGTCCCACTTCGCCGCGTAGGGGCATTTGCCCTCGCGCTGGCAGGGCAGCGGTTCGCCGAGTTCGGTCTCGGCGTGCATATGAATCTCCTGGGGCGTGGCGCCGCGAGTGTACCAGTCGCGCGCCCGCTCTTTCCACTCGGCGCCGTACTCGCCGTTCGCCGTATCGCAGTCGTGGGTGAACGACGGGAGGGTGTAGTGATCGAGGCCGTGCTCGTCACACCACTCGCGGAACTGCTCGTACTGCTCGACGCGCCCGCGACCGGTCAGCATCGACATCGGTTCGCCGGTCCGAGCCGCGGCCGCGATGCTCCCGTAGGACTTCCCCATCGTCGGGAGTGCCTCGATCAAAACGCGGTCGAAGCCTTCGTAGGCGTCGGCGATCGCGTCGACGGTCCGCTCCCGTGCCTCGTCGATGGTAAGCGAGACATCGCCGCCGGCGTGGCGCCAGTCCCATCCACTCGCGGCGCCGCGGAGTGCGGGGTACTCGGGAAGGACGGCCTCGGGGACGGCATCCCCACTCGACGCGCCGGCCTGTAGTGTCGGGATATCGAACCCCAACTCCCGCAGGTGCTCGACGCCCCGGAACCACTGCGCCCCCGTCGCTCGCCGCGGTGAGGCGTTCGCCGGCGTCAGTTCGCCGAGGTCGATCAGCGCCATCACCACCGGGCCGCCATAGCCACCACGGTCGCCGGTGTCCTGCCAGATCTGGTCGTCGACGATGTTCGCCGTCCCGTTCGAGTTCCGGCCCCAGGTGGGGTAGAACGCCCGGTAGCCGTCGCTCGTCGAAACGTCGCCGTTCCAGGCGTGGACGATCGTCCGCTCGGCGACACGCCGGGCGTCGATCCGATCCAGCGCCGCGAAGAGGTCCCGGATGTCGGTCGCGGTCTCGTCGGTGTGTGTGGCTTGGGGGTCGTACGCCTCGGCGTCGAAGTCGGCCTTCGCAGCGGCCGGGTCGGCGTCGGCGCGCTGGCTCGTCGCAACCTCGTCGTTCGCCTCCAGGAGCGCGTCGAGGACGTCGGCGTTCCAGTCGCGCACCTCGGTGGGCGTCCCGGCGACGTGGGCGCCGGTCATCACGCAGACGCGCTTGCCGGGGTAAATCTCAACGCTCGGCAAGTCCTCCTCGTCGTTGCCCCCCCACGGTTCGTCGTCGAGTTGCCACGCGGCCTGTTTCACGCCCTCGGGGAGGTCGCCGCGGTAGATGGCGTGGACGCCGGCGCCGGACTGGGAGACATCGGCGTAAGTCAGGCCCAGGTGTTCGAGGATTGCGACGAACGCGGGGTGGACCTCGCCCGTCTCCGGATCGCGAACGTCATCGCCGTCGACGTAGGCGTAGGGGTCGTCGGGCTGCTGCAGGAACGCCCGGCCGTCGAGGCGGGGGTCGATCTCGGCCATCCCGATGGTCTCGCCGTCGACGTAGTTCTCGGTGTACCCCCACTTCCGACGGGCGTCGCAGTCACACTCTGCGGCTGTCTCCGCGTCGTGACTATCGCGCGTACACGGTGCTGGCGCGTCGCGGTCGCCCCACGGCGCGAAAGGCTTCTTGTCGATATGTCCCATCCACTGCTCCCGGTCGAGCAGTTCGGCGGGCCAGATGCCGTTCTCGGGGCCGATGAAGTCGGCCTCGTCCCAGGCGCCGGCGTGGTCGTGATCGGTGCGGGGCTCGTGAGCGGGGTCGTCGTCCGGGAGATGCTCGGCGCACAGCGCACAGGAATTGGTCGGGTCGACGGCCTCCTGCTCGCAGCTGGGGAGTGTACACTGGCGCGCGGGCGGAACCGTCACGGCGACCACCCCTCCCAACGAAATACGATCCGGTCGTGTAGTCGTCCAGGGGGCGATTCTGGTTTGTCGGGCGGTAAAATGTAGTAACAGCTTTTGCACAGTGGGAATCTGTCGGATTCCGAAGGTGGCTTCCCATGCGATGTCAACTCATACTTAATCCAGTCTCTCTCCGGGAGCTCGCTCCCGCACAGAGTGCAAATTGATGGGACACCGTCGCCTGTCTTCACCTGATTTTCGCGGCGTTTTACAAGAAGCGGGCGTCGGCAGTCCTTACAAAGACCGCCGCACAACCTTCCGCCCGAATCGGAGAGTGCATCAACGGCATCCCAGGCCAGTCCACCACAGATCACACAGATATCGGCGTCATGAGCCTCGGCGTGACAGTCGGCGCAGAGGGTCGTGAGATTCTCGGCGTCGTGCGAGCCGCCTTCCGAGACGGGCTGGATGTGGTGAGCGTGGAGCTCCGTGCCCTCGGCGCCGCAGTTCTGGCAGGTGTGGTCGTCGCGACGGTAGACATCCCGCCGGCGTTGGTCCCAGTCGTCGGGATAGTCGGTCACCGCTCGTCACCTCCCCAGTCGGCCCAGGTGGACTGGCCGTCGACGTCGGGACGCTCGACCTGCAGGTCGGGGACGTTGGTCGTTGTCTCCTCACCAAGGGGCGTGTCGTCGACGACGTCGACGGTCTCGCCGTCCCCTTGCCAGTGCGGAGCGTCACCGAGATACTGGACGGTGCCGTCCAGGGCGGGGCCCTCGTAGGAGCGCCCGCTCATGCCGGGCACCCCCTGCAATCCCCAGAATCAGTAGACTCAATTTGCCCGAAATCAGGCGTTTCAGGCTTGGATTGTACACAATTCGTGGTTAGCCAGGGGTGGG